AGCAGGTAGGCCAAAGGATTCTGATGTATCAGTCAATTCTACGTCAGAGTTGCCATAGCCAGAATTGTGAGTTAAAATATCATTAGCATAAAACAATCGATTACCTGTAACTTCAATATCAATCATATCTACTTCGCCAACTTCTTCAATAGAAACAATTTTAGCATATTCTACCATAATTAAATCCTTCATGTAAGTATTTTTCAACATCCCATACATCTATGGATATAGATTTCATGCCATCATTGATCCAACATGTTCCTCTACCTCTTGACCATCCCTCCGGTAGGGACAATAAATCCTTAACACTTTTACGTTCTTTCGTAATTAGGTTGTGTATAAATTGACGCCCAGAAGATTGTTCTCTCCACTTATTTTTGGTTTGATCTGTCGGAGATGGTCTATTTTTAGCTTTATCTGATAATTTCTTTTTTGTTTCTTCTGTGTGTTTATGTCCATAGTTAGAATACAAACCAGCGGCATTTCTATGTTTTTTTGTTTCTGACATTTTTTTACGTGACATGTCACTAAAAGGTATTCCTTTATTCCATGCATTTCCCATAGATTTATTCTTATTTACATCATTAATATCTGCGCCATGGTAATATCTATCTTTATTATCCGACATTTCATATTTCATGTTATAACCATAACCATCTTTATAGTGTGATAGTAATTTTTTTATATAAAAAGTTTCCCTAATATCAGCTTCGGCTTGTGTTTCTACTACTTCTAATATCTCTATAGTAAAATTTCGTTTTCCATATTCTAAAATAGCTTCATGAACTAAACAATTATTATCACGCCTTCCTAAACGAACATGTTGAGTAAAACGATCATTTATTTCATTAATTGTCTGCCCAACATAGTACATTTTATTTTCTGTTGCATGATTGGTAATTAAATAAATTTTAATAGACATATTTTTAACCTTTCTGTTAATCATACATCTATTTATAATTTATTGAGGTTTAACTTGCAGATACATATTAGGTTTCAGACCATTATTAATGGTGATATCGCCAGAATCTGCTGTAGGAAAAATATGATTTCCGCTACAAACAATTTTTTGGCCATTAGATAAAGTAATTTTATATGCTTTCAGTTTTCCTGTGTAATGAACTGCGGTTATAATATTATCGCTTTCATTGGATTGAATTTTATCACCTACTTTAACACGATCTATAGTTGTATCATTCCCGTTAATTGTTACAATCGTATCAGGTGCAAGACATCGGGTAGTTTGAGTAGCAGAAACCACAGGAACATTAAACTCAACGGCAAGACCACGTAGCTCTTCAGCGATTGCCTTAATGAGCGTGTATGAGTTGACATTGCTTCCAGCCTTAATGCGGCTAGAAGAGCAGATGTTGAGATAATCGATATAGATAATATCAGGAATAAAGTTTCGCTTGATACGAAGCTCATTGATGAGATGACGGAAATGCCCGCTCCCAGCAGAAGCAGTAGGATATTCTTTGACGATGAGTTTCCCAACAGTGTTCTCCCTGATGCGCTTGATCTTCTTGTCGTATGCTTCTTTCGGGATGACTGCAAGATCATCGATGGTCACATTTAGCAGGTTAGCATCGATGCGTTCTGCGATCTTTTCTTCTGCCATCTCCATCGTGATGTATAGGACGTTCTTGCCTTGTGTCAGGTTAAAAGAAGCACAGTGACACATAAATAAGGACTTGCCAACGCCAGTGCCAGCCAGTGCAATGTTAAGGGTCTTTCGAACAAGACCTCCTTTAGTAATCTTGTTAAGGAAGTCAAGGTCGAATGGAATATGTTCTTCCTTACGATGGTAGAAATCAAAACGATCATCAGCATTAGCAAAATAATCATGGCCGATGCTGATATCAAAAGACACGCCAAGGGCGTCTGATAGAAGAGTAGGGATAGCACCTGTACTGGAGGATCCGCTCTTATCGTCCAAGATCTTAATCGAAGCCATGATTGCATTGTATATCGCCTTATCTTGACAAAACTTCTCTGTCGAATCTAATAACCATTGTATCTCTGTATTCTCTACAGAAAGATCATCGATCAGAGCTTTAGAGTCCTTGAACGTGCTTTCTGAGATGCCTTCTCTATTCTTCAGTTCGATATGAAGGACTTCCTTCGTAGGTGTATTATTATACTTGATAACATAATCATTGATCAGCTTATAAACTGTCTTATCTACCTGATTCTGAAAGTATTCATCCTTAAGGAAAGGCAGAGTCTTCCTAGCAAACGACTCATTATATACTAGATGTGATAGGATTGTTTTTTCGATCATGTATTAAATGTCTCTATCAGTGCCTTGCGGCCTTGTTGTTGATAATGGTGGTCAAATATAGTTATGACCTTTCTAAGCATTGCTACCGCTAACAATACAGCATCTTCTTGAGTATCACAAGACATCATTATCTGAGTTTCTAACGGCAATGTCAGTTTTCGTATCTTAGCCTCCATCTGTTCATTCGTCATCAACGCCAATACCTCTTTATCATTATAGGACCCACTTTCCACGAAGTGTAATGTAATCTACATTCATTCCAATAAAACCAATCACCAAACGGATTGTATATCACCACCCAATTTTTGTATCCATAGAGCACTCTAACTGATTGATTCATTTTTTCCCTACATATACTTGATGTTTCTGGATGACTAATGATCCTATCTTATAAGTGATGATGGGCCCGCCATTATTATAGTTAAAATGTCTTAAAAAGAACTTGACATCTTTTGAATGCTTGCGCCATCTCACTACATATTCAACTGTTTTCCACACATCAAATATCGTTCGTTACCAAGCCGTTATGGATATCAAGATACCCACTATCCAAACCAATAATATAGCTATCAAAATCAAAACCGAAAGTATCATAGAGAACATGTCGATAAGATCCTTTTTCCACGATGTCCCCTTTGTGAATACGCTTGGTAACGATGTAGAAGGCCTGTAGTTGGTCTTCATATGAAAGGCTCTTCCAATACTCTTCAGCTTTCCGATCATATTGATCTGATGCTTCTTGCATCGAACTAGCAATGTCCTCATACACTGACTTTTTATCATCCATCTGTATCCTCGTTGGCAATTAGGTTACCGCCAACCAATGTATAGCGGTTCTTGATCCAGTCAGCAAAATCTGTCGTGGTCAATACACTCTTCCACAGCTCGCCGTTATCTTCAATATCAGCAGCACGCATCTTGTTACCGACTACTTCACCAGTAGTACGATCAACCAACTGATACCAACCATTAGAAGGTTTAACCACATAACCACCTTCAATAGCGAGATCGAGTAGGCCTGACCACTTTTGGATCCCACCCTCGTAGCTAACTGTAATAGGTATCTTAGACTTTTCCTTAACATACCTGGACTTCTCCACATTGATGATAAATCTGTATCCGGTAATTCCATCTGCGTCCTTATCCTGTTGTCGTCCTAAAATCCAGATCGTATCTGCCGAATAATAAACACCAGTACCACCACCAACAATATCCTTAGGATACAATCCGATTTCCTTATATGTATGATTGACGACAATCAGAGGGATGTCTTTGAGAGTCAAGTGAGGTGTCACCATACGGAACAGCGACTTGAATGCTTTAGCGCGAGACATGTCTGCGACTGACTTGCCTGCTTCTGCATCTTCGACTTCTTTCTTGGATGCAAGGTTACCCATAGAGTCTAGGATGATAACGACTTTATCATCACGTCCGATATCACCAAGCTGCTTCATGATATCGAACTTGAGCTCTTCGACATTGGTAATCGGTGTATGTAGCACACGCTTCATATCGATACCGAAAGAATCGAAATAACCCTGAGGAGTACCAAACTCTGAGTCATAGAATAAAAGAACACTTTCCGGATACTTCTTTAGATACGCTGCTGCCATAAGGAGAGAAAAGGCAGACTTAAAGTGCTTGGACGGACCTGCCATGATAGTAAGGCCAGGAGTCAGTCCTCCATCTACGCTACCGGAAAGTGCCACGTTCACCATCGGAACGCTAGTAGTGATCATATCCTTCTTCTTATAGACTTTGGAATAGTATTGTCAACAACTAATTGTGATCAACTGTTCAATACTGCTTCTAATTTTGAGATGAATTCATCGATCTTTTTCTGGCGATCTGGCCATACGATGTTCGGCTTATCAGGATTCTTCTTCAGGTTGTTGAGCAAAGGCATGATCATATCGAATAGTTTCTGTGCCTTCGCTTCTGCTACGTTCGCCTTGATCGACTGATCTGCGACTACATCTTGTAGATCGTCTGCAAAATCCATGCCAAAATCAAAATCAAATATCTCTTTTTTCATCTGTTAACTCCAAAAACTGTCTAAACTGGATTGTTTCTCTGCTTTCCAACCAATGGCATCGAGAATAGTACGCAATGGTTCGACGAATGATTTATCATACTGTGTCTCATAGTCGATATACTGATTTAAACCTAACTGCCTGGGTAGGTTACCCGGACATGATATGACGTTCTCACGAAGGGGATTAGGCATCTTGAGGTAACAGAACTTGATCTTATCTGTCTGCTGTACTAAAGGGAACCTCTTATCTAGCTTTTTTTCTTTTAGCAGATTATTGTACAGCAATGCACCCCTAACATGGATAGGAGTCGCTTTCTTATAGATCGTAGTACGGCTAGAGTAATCTGAGATATGCTTACAACCTCTAGGGAATGCTACTTCTTCGAAAGGAAGCGTGAAGAATTCTTTCTTGAACTTCTGGAACCTTCGTTATTATAGACATTCATGATGTAGCGCTTCTTTGCTGTCCAGATACCTTTGTCAGCAATCGCTTCGCGCTTCATCTTCATCTTTTGTTCATAGGCATTAACATATTCGCCAAGCTGTCCGTAACAGTGCTCAATAAAAGGTTCAAGTCGATCCTCACACACTCGGTCAAGGAATTTGACGATTTCCTCAGTAGGTTTGCCCTCAAGGCCGCATTGACTGACCAGACGCTCAAGCGTAATGTACATAGAATCCGTATCGCATGCCAAGACATAATCTATCCTCTTCGTCTTAAATAGTTTATTCAGATACTTGTTCATCTCACGCTCGATCCACTTGATCGAGAGCTGTCCTGAGAGCGTGATCGCTTCTGCTAACTTATCATCGAACCAGCGGAAATATTCGTTAGACAATGCGCCGTATGCTGAGTTGAGCTGGATCTTCTTTGCGAGCTGAAGGTTATGATTTTGAGCGATGACTTTCTCATGCTCATATGAAGGATCTAACTCGTTCGCTTTCTTATAGATCGTAGTACGGCTAGAGTAATCTGAGATATGCTTACAACCTCTAGGGAATGCTACTTCTTCGAAAGGAAGCGTGAAGAATTCTTTCTTGAACTTCTGGA